TGTTACGATTTTGAATTTTAGGTACAAAGTAGAACAATTTACCGATTGGTAAGTTCATAGCCTGTACAGAAACGATGTCGTTAGCTAACAATTTAGAGAATACTCTTCTCACAATTGGGAAAACTACAGTTTCGAATGAACCTGAGTTATCTGACGCTGCTGCTTCGTTTATTAAGTGTGACGCTTGGTTTTCATACAACTGCGCCATGTTTTCTTTAACGTGACCTTTAAGACCCTCTAAGAATCCTAATTTGTCCCATTTGTTGATTGTGTCTTCCTTGATAACTTTAAGGTGCTTAAGACCTATGTTACCAACTAAACCTGATTCTAATAATGCTCCCATTTTAGTATTTTTTTTAATTTTTAATTTATTTTTATTTTGTTATTTTTGTCATCAAATCTCTCATTCTCATGAATTGAGGATTCTCATAAGTTTTAGACTCAATAAGATTTGTAGCTGAACCTTTGGATGGAGTTTTCTGTACTTTTGACTGAACACTCTCAGTAATAGTATTATCCTTTCCTGTAAATTCTTCTTTTAATGTCTTATAAAGAGCCTTAGATTCCTTAAGACCTTCTACTGAATCAAAACGTCTTAAGATATTTATTTTTTCTTGCTTTGTTGTTGAATGCTCCGTAAATAAACGAGTAGCGTAAGCTAAGTTTGAGTTGAATACTGCAACTTCATTTAATTTTTCTCTAAAGATATTTAAAGCTTTTCTGTATTCTTCATTCTTCGCTCTTAAAGATTCAACCTCAGAACTCATTTCACTTTCTTTAAGTGACTTATTAGGTTGCACTTTCATTTTTGGTAATGATTTTCTTTTTGGGTAATTCCTTTCACCATTACCTAAAGTTCTTGCAGCCTCAGTAGTTTCACCATCACTAACGTAATCAAGTCCTTTGTGTGTTTTTGACTTATCACCTTTATTTCCTCCGAATTTTTGTTCGTAGTCTTTGTAGTGTCCATCAACGTCACCTCTCTTATGACCCTTTTTACGTTTGTATTCTTTTCTTCACCTTCTTCAACTTCACTTTCGTACATTTCTTCTACTTCCTCATTTTCTTCTTCATACATCTCTTCAACGTCACCGTCTTCAATTTCAAGTTCGTAAACAATTTCATCCATTTCGTCCATTTCTTCTTCCATTTCCTTCATTTCATCCATGTCCTTCATTTCGTCCATGTCTTTCATTTCGTCCATTTCTTCTTCCATTTCCTTCATTTCATCCATTTTTTCGTCTTCACTTTCTGTTTGAATAATGTATTCAACGTCTTCTTCAGTATCTGAAAGGTGGATTTCGTCATCGCCTTTTTTAACTATGATTCCATCTTCATCACCCATAGCCTTGAATACTTTCAAGATTTCTTCATCTGAAGCAGTTGTTAAATCTAAGGGAAGTAAAACTTCTTCTTCGTCATCAACTTCTAACTCGTCACCAGGTAAATCCATCATCAACATATCTTCCATGTCAACTTCATCACCTTCGTCCTCGTCTTCCATATCTAACTCTTCTTCATCAGAATCCATGTCATCCATTTCGATGTCCATTTCATCTTCATCATCTTCAATGTCTAATTCCATGTCTTCTTCTTCTTGTTCTGACATTTCATCTTTCATTTCAGATGTTTCCGTTTCAGTCATTTCTTCAGTTTCTTCTTCTGTAAGTGACTCTTTTACTAATTCACTGATTTCTTCCTTCATAGTAGAAGCAAGTATTCCTTTTGCATTTTCTGATACGGCTTCTTCCAAATTTTTCATTTGTAATAACGCCTCTTCAACTAGGTTTTTTTTACTTTCGTTTGCCATTTTTATTTTTGCAAAGTTTTATTTTACTAAATAAATATCACAAAATATAAAAAAAGTTAATTTTTAATATTGATGATTAAAAAAAATTATATAGAAACGGGAATTGATTTAATATCAGATATTCTAATATTCATTAATTTTGTTGTTCCTTTTGCTAACATTTTAAAAACTCCCTTACTTTGCAACATCATAAAATAGTAAAATAGATATTGTGGGTCGATGACCGAATGGTCTTTTACAGTTACCCCTATATGTTCTGGTGAGTATTCTTTTGTAGGTTTTCCTACGGTATTTTCACTACCCTTTCTTATTAACCAAAAATCAGCATCCTCTGAATTGGTTTTAAAATCTACTAAATCTCCTATTGTCATTTTTTTTATTATAAATACAACAGGTCAAAAAAAAATCGGGAGTTACCCGATTTTTAAAAATATCAAATATGACTTAGATTTTATTCAAATACTTCGTCAATCTTACTTTCAGATACTGCTGTGATTCTCCAATCATATGTGAATCCTTGAAACTTTCCTGTTACTTTTGCTTCAACATCTGTGACATTGTAACCTTTAACAAGTTTTTCTTCTCTTACTTTTTTAATCTTGCCACTATTTTCATCTGGCATGTCATACTGAATTTTTGCTACAAAATATTTCTCGTCCATAATAATAAGTCTTAATGTCCTAAATAATCGGAAAGTTTTTTCATTAAGTCAAGTGATTTACCCATTCCACCATCTAATTTTGGTTCAGGTTGTCTCAATTGTTTTTCTTCTTCCAAGTTTTCTTCGTATTTGTTTTTGTCTTCTTTGTTTAAGAAAAGATACGCACCTGGTGTAGATGGAGATGAAACCAAATCAAAACAAATTAATTCAAAGTCATCTTGTACTTCATTCTGTTCTCCCTTTTTAACCAACGAACCAACACCACGAGATGAGATACCCATTGTAACTCCTTGTCTCATTAAATTAGCTGCTTGGTCACCAGGACAAGAAACAATACCACGTTCATGAAAACCTGGTGAAGTCAATAATTTTAATTTACCCATCAAATGATTACCTTCCCACCACATATCTGTAATAAGGTGTGAAACTCGGTCCAAATCAATTAAAGAAGATTCAGGGTGATTTAACTCAGAAATTGATAATCCTTTTTGAATTGCCTTTTTATAATTTTCGGCTTCTCTTTTTAAAATCTTTTCAGGATATACTCTACCATTTCTATTTGGTGTATTATATTTTTGTAATACCGCATAAAATTCAAACGGCTTTGAATGTTCTATATTACCATATGATTCTTTAAGAACTTCGGCATTTCTTTCATCGTCAGGAGATACATAACCTGCATCCCATTCTATCAATATACCTTTACCTGTATCGCTTGGTCCTAATATTTTCATAATATTTTATTTAATAAATATGCGTTAAGTCTAATATAGGTGTAAAACAACGTCATATTCATTTAAATTAAGAGGTAATGACGATTTAACTATATTAGGAATACTCTCAACAACCTCCATTTTTATAAAATACCCTAAAGGTAAATCTTCACTTGTGTATGGGTCAATAATTGACCATTCTCTTGCAAACTCAGTAACGTCGGTATCGTTTTCAAGTATCTTAACTACTTTAGCCTCTATGGAAACATCATCAATCTTTCCACTTAAATGAATATTTTCCAAAAAAACTCGGGTATTATATTTGGTGATATATAAACTCTCTTTAATATACTTGTTTAAAGCATCTAATGGATTCTTATCTTCTGATAAAGATTTTTTTACTGTTTGTAATTGTTTTTCAGAAATAATTATTTTCACAACAAAGTTTTATAATAAATATTAAACTTTAAGTCTTTTTGTTGTGTGTAATGTAAAATATTCTGAAGTAATCAAATCATCGTGATAAATTGCCTTTAATATTTTTTTAATTTTATCTTTTAAAATTATAGATTTAAAGTCAGTATTTTTGTCTTTTACAAATAAAGTTATTTCTAAATTCATAAAGGACCTTTTTTCTAATTGTATCCCACTCGTTCTTAAATCTAAATCAACAATACAATTTTTTTCAAATATATTATTATCAACCACCTCTAATAGTGTGTGTTGAATTTGTCTTTTTAAATTACCTGTAACTCTAACCCACTTTTCAACGTCTTTTATTGGTTCTACCCACGTTTGTAATACTACATAAATTGATTTTAATTCTTTTGAATCTACTGTTCCATAACTACACTTAACGTTTTCAAATCCGTTAATCTTTGCTGTCTTCCCTTTTTTCATACATATGTATTTTCATATCGTTTATTCGTAAAAGAAATATACAACATATTAACACAATTGTCAAAAAATGAAAATTATTGATAAACCTCAACATATTTATTATAATAGTAAAATATGTTAAAGGTAGAAGTAGGAAAAAATTTGGATAAGGCTCTCAAGTCATTAAAGTATAAAGTCATTAAGACTAAACAAAATGATAAGATAAGAGAGAACGAACAATACACAAAAAAATCTGTTAAGAAAAGAAAAGAGAAATTAAAAGCTCAATACATTCAACAACTACGAGATAAAGATAATTATTAAATGACAAAGGGGTCTGATGACCCCTTTCCCATACCTAAAAAATATACTTTTTATAACCCCTGGTCTAATTGTGTCAACTTATACAATGAGATTAAGTCACTATTTGACTCATCTAACTTTTTCATTGTAAGTTCAATCTTTTCGTGAAGTTCTTTATCTTCACTTTCGTTAAGTTGATTTTGTAATTTTGATTTAACACTTTCTCTTAAAGTTTCAATTCTTTCTTTTACTTCTTTTTTGTTTAAAGATAAAAGTTCTTTAAGTTCATTTTTTTCACTTTCTGAAATGTTTGAATATTCTTTATTAAAAGTGTTTGTCATTATTTTCAACATAGATGATAATGGAACGTTTGATATTTCACTTACCATTTTTGTTTCTTTATTTTGTGTGATTAGTTTTCTAATGTTATTTTTTGAAACTAAAACAGATTCCAACATTTTAATTGATGTGTTATAAACTACATTATCAATATCGGTGTAGTCAGATGAAATCCACTCATCTAATTTTTTAATTTCTTTATTATTTTTTTCAATTAACTTACGTAATTCTTCTATTGATTCATTTACATAGTCACTTGCAATATCTTCATTAATTCCTTTTTTATTTGATAAGTCATCATAAAGATAATAGATTTTGGCAACATCTTTGTTTTCAACAATATTCTTTTTAAAGTTCTTTAAATGATTTTTAAAATTGTCTTTTCCATACAATTTAATCATTGAACTTTCTATTTTACTTTTAATTTGTCCGAATGAGTTCATAATTATTTTATTAATAAATATTATTCAGGTCCAAAAACATCAAAATCTTGAATGGTATATGAGTATTGTGTTCCTGGTTTTTCTTTTATGGGTCCGTTTTTGACATTTTTAAATATGTAAGATAGTAATGCCAATGCTATATAAAGTTCTCTACTACTCTCAGTTCCCATGTCAGGAACCTTTCTTTCAACAGAGTCATAAAAATCCTTACTAATTACTATTTCACCAGTATCGGCATAAAGATAAAAATCTTTTACGGGTTTTTCACTATCTTCATTTGTTTTATAAAGATTTTTACCGACAACAATATCATTGAAAGGTCCTCCTAATATAATTTCGTGTGGACCTTCAAGTTTAATAATTCTTTTAATATAATCTATGTATTTTTTTTCAGGTATTTTTGGTTTGTCTTCTGACAAAACCTTTTTAACAATTCTGTTAATATCTGATTCAGTTATACGATAAACTTTTTTCATGGGTTTTTATATAAATATTAGTCATCTAGTAACTTACCCAATTCGTCATCCATTTCGTTCAATGATTGTCTCCCTTTTGATAAGTCCAAAGATGTCGGGTTTCCAAATAATACCTCATCTTCTAATATAAGATTTAAATCGTCCATCTTTCTAGATTCGGGTGTTACTTCAGCTTCAGGCGCCGGTGCCGCCTCTTCACCTCCACCAGTTTCTCCACCTAAATCACCACCCAAGTCTCCACCTCCGAAATCTGTTCCACCACCTAAATCACCAAATCCTGTATCTGCTGGTTCGGTAGTTTCACCTTCAGGAGTCGCTCCATCTTCTGTCGGAGTTTTGTTTCCATATAACTTATCAATGTTTGCAAATATACCTGTCTTACTAATAACTTCAGGTGTTTTCTCAAGTTCAGCAGCAACTGCTTTTTCAATTCTTTGTTGTTGTATATCCAACTTAATTTCCTCATCAGAGAATCCAAGAATATGTTTCTTAGCCCATGATGATGATACAGGTAATATTCCATTACCTGGGTCAGTAGTTGCATCACGATAAAGTTGAATCTTCTGTTGCCATTGTTCAACCTTCAACAAGTCAGCCTGTGTTGATGGGTTAGTTAAACCTAAAGTGAAGTTACTTAACTCATCTTCAAAACCCAACAAATACAAATGAATGATTGCAATTTTATTTAATTCTTGAATCATTGATTTTTGTATTCTATTAATAGTTCTTGCAAAACGAATATCTTGTAATGATAAGTTTTTACCATCACCAACCACTTCTTCAAATCCCAAAAATGCTTTTGGTACACGAAGTGCGGTTAAAAGTTTCTTTTGAATGTATTCAATATCGGCAATCTCTGAAAGGTTAGTTGCACCAGGTAAAGTATCAATCGGGTTCGGAGCGTTAGGGTCACGAACGGGAATGAAATAATCTTGGTCAACTGCCATCTGATTATATCTTAAATCAACATTACCATTTGATGGGTCAACAATTTGGTCTCTTTTGAATTTGTTTGCCACCCTATTTACATAAGGTTCAACATCCTTGTCATCCATATTACCAACGAAGATTTTAAACACCCTTCTTTCAGGTGCTCTTGATGTTCTATAAATTAACATCGCGTCTTCTGCCAATAATAATTGTTTCCAAATTCGTCTTGCTTTTTCCAACATAGATGTTCCATAAGGAAGTTTTCTGTCATCACCCAATAATCTAAAATGAGCAATCTCCCATGTGTTAAACTCCATATCCTTATCTTTCCATAAGAATTTCAAAGAGTCGTTTTCTGTTGGTGTGGTGTTTCTTGTGGGTGTATATTTCATACCCCTCTCCAATCTTTCAATCTGAATGTTTGGCAATTGTTGTCCCCCCATTATACCTTTTTCGGGGTCCAGTTTTAAGTAAACGAAATTGTCTCCAAACTTACAAGTATTTCTTGTCCACATAGGTAGATTAGTATTAATATCCAATCTATTGTTAAACAAGTCTCCAAGTACTGATTTAATTCGTTTACTTTCTGAATAAATTTGTAATATAAATCCATCTTCATTTGTTGTTGTTGATTCTTCAGCATATATATCCAACGCCGCGGATATTTCAGGAGTATATTCCATACTCTCATAATCATAATAGGATGCCAACCTTGTTGGTTCATAATAAACCGCTTGGGTATAAAGATTGTTTTCAATCTTATGCCATTGTTGACCCAAAAATAATGATTGTTGTGCTTGAAGTTTTTCTCTTTCGTATTCTTGTTTGTTAGGAGTTTTTAATAATTCCTTCTTATCAAACTTAAACACAGGGGCTTGTTGGTCCAAAGTTGAATCGGGTCCAAAAACTTGACCCAACCTCTGCCATATAGTTAAATTCTCTTTATTAGCCATTTACAAAATGTTTTTATATAAATAGTAGGATAATCTAAATAAAGTTAAACCCCACGACCAAATAACCAACCATACTTTTGATAATCATTTGCTGTTGGGTTTTGATTTCTTACCCTACCCATATTTGGATTGGTGCTGGATGGTAGTGCTGGATTAAAATATTCTGAACTATCTTTGAACTCATTTGTTGATATATTCCAACTATCCAACATTGCCTTTGTCTGTTCGGTCACTTTCTCTAATTGACTAAATGAACTCTCACCAACGTAAATAGACATTGCCATTGCCATGATTAAGTCGTCATGTTGTCCCTTTTGGTGGTCAGGTCTTCCATTTACATAAACAAAAGTTCCCAACTCGTTAAATAACCTCATTGAACGTATTTTAAAATCATGTCTCAACGCTTCCTCAAACGCCGCAACAATCTGAACTCTTTTAGCGTTAAAGTTTAAACCTGGTATTTTTTCATTAGCCTTTGCGTTATATTTCCACTTATCGGCAATGTTCATTCCGTCAACATATAAATTCTTATAACCCATCTCTTGTAATTTACGAGATGTTGATACTCCCATACCACCAGTTATATCAATAACAATAAATGCCGAATACATCGTCCCCCACTTATAAGCGACCTCTGCCGCCACATCAGGGGGTATTTTACCTATATATTCCAAAACCTGTTCACGTGTATCAAAATCAACAATAGTAAATGTCGTGAAATCCTCACTATCACCACGAGAAACGTCAATACCCATAATGTATTTGTGACCAATCACAGGTTCTTTCCATTGCCAAATGGCTCCACCCATAAATTTATTTACAGGTTCACAAATGTCATTATCT